AGGTTGGTCAGCTCCACCCGTGGCTCATAGATGGCCGTCTTCGCGATGATCTCCGCAGCGATCATGTTCTTGGCCGCCTCAAGCGGAAGATCCAGGCAGGATGTCGATATCCCATAAGACCTATCCCCGCCGCAGCTCCCGGCGGGAGTCGCAAGAAGCGCCCGCAGGTTCCGGCGGATTTCCGACACTACCGTGGAGCTCACCCTGTCAAATCCTATCAGTGTGATCTCTGACGTCATTTCCACACCTCCGGTCAAAAGTATTCTTTGAACGTGACGCTCATCGTCATCCGGAGTATGCCCCCGTTGCCCATCACGACGCCCCACGCCGTCGATACTTTGCTGATCACAAACCTGGCGTGTGAGCGGCCTACCTTCTTGCCTCCGATGACAAGATACTGAGGGATGCCCTTATTCGCCATTATCATGATCTTGCGGTGCGTCTTCCACGGCTTGATGCCCAGCGTGGCATCCAGCACGATGTCCATGGATACCTCGGCGCTGTCTGGGCCAAGAAACTGGAGCTTTGGCGTCTTGCCTATCCTCGCTATTTCCCCCCATCGCTCAGCCCTGGAAAAGTTGCCGTTGCTGAAAGTGAAGACCTTATCACTGCTGACCGAAAAAACGACATCCGGGCCGAAGCTTCCTATGGTCGCCATAGACTAGCCTCCTTTCAGTGGCTCCTGATATGCCGGATGATTTCTGACAAGGTAGCAGAGCCACCGTTGCACGTGAACGTGATCTCTGACCCCTTCAGCGTCATGGGCTGTTGGGTCTGAACGGTTATAGCCATGCCCACCAGGACCTGAAAGGCCGTGTCGATGATCAGCTGTGTCAGGAGAACTTCTGGGTCTGGGTTGCGCTCAAAATATGCGGATCCGATCCCGTTCGAGAAATCCTTTCTGAAAAGGTCGGGCCCATATGACGGGGGCGTGTGCTTCTGGTTCCAGTAGGTCCCTAGCACCAGCCCGGCCTCCTGCCCGTTGTTCATGTGCAAGGATAGGACATAGTCCTCCACCTCTGGCATGTGGTACTCACTGCCTAGCGTGGCGTACGGCAGCCAGGTGCTGACCGCTGAGTCCATGTCGTTAAAAACTACCCTGATCATGCCTTTCTCGTAGTCCACGGCGGAAACCTGGCCTACTCTGATCGGTCTGTCTGCCATCGTTTTACACCGCCTTCTGTACCTTGTGGGCCGTTATGCTCATCTTGTAAGCATTCCCGGCCGTTATCGAGTGGCTTATCTTGTCGATGAAGTATTTCCCCTTTATGCCCGGGACGCCGGTCAGCTCAAAATTCATCCCGGCACAGAGCAGGGGATCTCCAGGGAGCGTCCCGGAGAAAGTCTCCTCGCTCCGGTTTGCTTTGTTGACCTTGGCCCTGGCTTTTATGATAGCGGCCTCGATGTTGTCGACCTTCTCCGAGATATTGAGCATCCGCCCGCCTCCGCCTATCTCGACCTCGTACTCCTCCTCCTGCTGGCTGTTGGAGTACTGGATCGTGGCCCCGGTGTATATCTCCGTCATGGTGCCGCTATAAGACCAGTCCAGGAAGTCAGTGAGCTTTATCTTCCGGGCGGCAGGCTTTGCTTCATACAGGACAGCGTCATAAATGACAACGATGCCCCGGTATACCTTGATGTTAAGGCCATAATCTTCACAGAGCTTTTCCAGGAAGCCGCAATCCGTCTCCTCCGTCTGCTCCACGTTGTCTATGTAGCAGTCTGGCCCCTCATACTGAAGGGAAAGGCCATACCGGCCACATATCTCGGAGGCTATCTCGCTTATGCTTGTCGCCTCCCATGTACAAGTCCTGTCTGTGGCATGGAAGGCCCGCTTCTCCGGGAGGGACGTCCCGCCGATGTTCGCCGTCAGCGGCCACCCGGAGAAATCCTGGTCATCCACGCAAAACCGGCCGCACTCGAAGATCTTGAGGACGTTCTCCTCATCCCAGTCCGAAAGCCGGATCTCGGCGTCGAAGCTGTCCCCACGCTGCGGCATCCGCTCCAGAAAAGCCTGATCAACGTTGTGAATCTTGATAGCCACCACATCAGACTCGCCAGTGGCGGCGTCTGAATAGGTGAACTCACTGACCCGGTCCGTGATGACCTTGCTGTCACCGCTCCCCCGGTATTTGATCTTCACATAAGCTTTCCGTGGTCTCAATCGTACGGGTCCCCTCCTGCTATCAAAGTAGACTCTGCCGTCCTCCAGGACGGCAGAGCGTCATCTTCCTGCACCGGCAGGTCCGGGACGTTCAGGACCTCGCCCGCACTGAAGATAAATGTGTCGAGGTACGGGAGGTTATTCTTCATGAGGTAGTCGGCCGCTGATTCACTGCCGTATACACGCAGGGCGATGACGTCCCACGTGTCGCCCTGGATGGTCGTATATGTCGCCATATCAGAATCCCCTCCGCTTGTTCTGTTTCTGCCACTGGCTCATCATCTGGCCAAAGCGTTCCTGACTCATCTCGGCAGCCGTCTGGATGTCGGCCGCACCAGCTGAGCCGTTCAGGTTATAGACCGGGGCATAAGTGATAGTCATGCCGCCGCCACCGTCGCCAGCGAAAGCAAGATCTCCAGATAGTCCTTGCCCCGCTCCCGTGCCGATGGAAGAAAGCTTGCTTAGCAAGCTGTCCGCCACGTCCTGGCCGCCCTGGTTGCTGAGGATGTCTGAAAGGATGTCCCTCATCTGCGTCCAAAGCGTATCCAAGGGAAGGATGGCCTCGGGGCCAGCCTCGCCCACACCCTGGAGCCCTGCCGGCGTGTTGAAGATGGTCGGGTCCTCAAAGATGCCGCCGAGGGCGTTCCATGACACCGAGAAGGTCGGCACGCTGACAGAGCTGCCGCCGACGGACACGGTATTCGTGCCCACATTGATGACCGGCAGCTTAGGAGCCGGTATCGTGATGACCATGCTGGCAAAGGCGTTCTGGATAGCAGAGACCGTCTGCTGTGCCCAGCTCATACAGGTGTTGTAAAGCTGTGACATGCCTGCCTCGGCCGATGCTACGACAGAGGCAAAGCCGGACGCCGTCGCCGATGCGATGCCCGACATCATGCTCGAGAAGGCCGACAGCATAGCCGCCGACTGAGACGTGACCGTGGATGTCATCGTGGCCATGTTCGAGGAAACGGTGGCATTGATGGCCGCAAACGATGCCGTAAACAGGCTGACGATCATCGTGAGGCTTGACGCCGTACTGGTCGCGCACTGGTTGAGCGCCGTCTGCGCCGCCTGGGCGATGGCCGGCCACTCAGTCTCTGCGAAGGTTCTCGCAGATCCGAAATTTTCCTGGATGGCCGACTGTATTTCAGAAGCAGAGGAGGCGATATCCGACGATGCCGTGGCCATAGCCTCAGACATTGTAGGCGGCACCTCGGCAAACTGCTGCATGGGGCCGATGGCCTCGCTGTAGCTTAAGCTTGTGCCGCTCACCTGGCTTGCAGCTGTCTCAGCTGCAGAGCCCATCTGCTCGAAAGTTTCCGGTGCTTCCTCTACGCCGGTGAACCAGTCCCAGAGACCGCCGAAAAACGACTTGACCCCTTCCCAAGCGCCCAGCACAGCACTAGCCGCGCCGCTGGCCACGCTCTGGAAACTGTCAAAGACGCCGCTTGATGATGCCTCGGAGACCGCACTGGTGACCCCGCTCATCGCTTCGCTGACAGGCTCGCCTATTCCGGCGATGCTATCGGCTCCTGCCGTGATCGCTTCCCAGTCCCCATCTAGGGAATTGCCGAAACTGCCGGCCACTCCGGTGACTGCTTCCACAGCTCCAGAGATAAACCCGCTCACAGTGCCGGATATGCCGCTGATCAGGTTGGTTCCTGCTTCTATCAGGCTCCAGTCTCCATCCAGGGCACTGCCGAAGGTTCCGGCTACTCCGGTGACTGCTTCCACAGCTCCGGAGATAAACCCGCTCACGGTTCCGGATATGCTGGAGAGCACCTCCGGCCCCGCATTGACAGAGCTCCAGTCCCCATCCAGGGCATTGCCGAAACTGCCGGCCACTCCGGTGACTGCTTCCACAGCTCCGGAGATAAACCCGCCGACTGTGCTGCCGATGCCGCTGATCAGGTTGGTTCCTGTTTCTATCAGGCTCCAGTCTCCATCCAGGGCACTGCCGAAGGTTCCGGCCACTCCGGTGACTGCCTCCACAGCTCCGGAGATAAACCCGCCGACTGTGCCGGCTATCCCACTGATCAGGTTTGTCCCTGCTTCTATCAGATTCCAGTCCCCATCCAGGACATTGCCGAAGGTTCCGGCCACTCCGGTAACTGCCTCCACAGCTCCGGAGATAAACCCGCCGACTGTGCTGGCTATCCCGCTGATCAGCTCAGCACCGGCGTTGATAAGGTTCCAGTCAGGATCCAGCACATTGCCAAACCCGGCAGCGTTGGAAATCGTGTTAATCGCATCGGTGATAAACCCGCCGACAGCCTCAAACGGTTCCCCGACGGTCTCAACGACACCCTTTAAGCTCTCCCAGGCGCCTGAAAAATCACCAGTCAAGAGCGCTATCAATGTATCTATGATCCCGCTTATCGTCTCAATCACGCCGCTGATAACGGACTCGATAGCATTAAACGCCGTATCGACAGCGTTCTGCACGCCCTCGATGGATATCTGAAAGTCGCCCCCAAACAGGGATATCAGATTGTTGATGACTTCCACGATGGCCGTCACGACTGAAGAGACTACCGACTGGATCCCATTCCAGACAGTGTCAAAGACGCCAGACACAGCACTCACAGCCCCGGCTAGGTCGCCGCTAAACAACGCCGCCAAGCCCTGGACAATGCCGGCTATGACGCTGACCACCGTCGAGATGGTGGCAGACACCGCCGAGAAAGCACCAGTGAACAGGGGAGCGATAGTATTGCAAAAGCCCTGCCATGCGCTGGAGAGTGTCTGAGTGATGGCTCCGAAATCCACGCCCATGGCAGACAACGAAGACTTGATGCTCTCGATCGAGCTAGAGACGGAAGACTTCAGCCCCTCCCAGATGGATGTCATCTTTGAGCGGAAGCCTTCGTTAGTGGCCCAAAGCGTCATAAACGCCGCTCCGAGAGCGGCGATAACCCCGATGACTGCAGCCACTGGAGCAGATATCCCGGCGATGGCCGTCTTGATAGCAGTCAGGCCCACCTTGAACGTCTTCATTACTTGCGTAGCTCTCAGGAAGACGCCGGGCAGCTTCGCCCCGATGAGCAGCAAGGGAGCGAAAGAGGCGGCCAGGTCTGCGAAGGAGGCAGACCCATCGCCCAGGCCAGTGAGCGCCGCCCCGATGTTGGACACGACGCCCTTGGCCACAGCGCCGGCCAGCTGGGCACCCGCCGCAATGAGGCGGGGAGCTGCCGCCACCAGCGCCTCGCCGATTCGGGCCACGGCGCTCTCTGCTGCCCCCATCAAACTCCTTCATATACGTGCCGGCAACGCTCAGAAACCCGGAGACCAGCTCCGCCCCGGCCTGCCCCATAGCTGGAGCATTCCTCCGGATGCCTTCGCCGAAGCTGGTAAGGACATCCCGCGCCGCCTGCACGACAGCCGGCGCATTCTTAGCCGCCGTCGTGATCGATTCGCCGAGCACATCCCCGAACGCATCCGCCAGGCCGGTCAGTCCGCCTTTGTTCAAAGCGTCGCCCAGCTTGGTGACCATCGTGGAGGCGTACTGCGTCATCTCCCTCAGAGGGTCCCGTATGTTCTTGTATATACCTATCCCCACATCTGCCAGGGCAGACCCGAGGATGGCCGTATCGCCCGCCAGGTTGTCCATCTGGATGGCGTACATCTTGGCGGCCGCCCCGATGCCCTCGCTGGCATTCTCGGCGGCATCCTGAAGCTCATCCCACTTGTCCAGATTGTCGATGAGCGCCTGGGCAGCTGCACGGTCCGTCTGCTTGAACAGCGTGTTGATGACGTTGTCCTTGGCCTGCTGGGTGTCCAGGGTATTCAGATAGTCGCCGATGTCGCCCAGGGTATCCTGCAGCGGGCGCATGTTGCCGTTGGCATCGTAGGCAGAAACGCCCATCTTCTCAAACATGGCCGCAGCGTCCGCGTTCCGGGCCTCCTGCAGGCTGTTGATGATGTTCCGCAGGTGCGTGCCGCCCTCGGCCCCCGTGTAGTCCACGTTAGCCAGGACGCCCAAGGCCGCCGCCGCTTCGTCCAGACCGCCGGCAAGCTTGCCGCCGGTGGCGCCCACTGTCGTGATGGCGTCGCCCAGCCCGGCCACATCGGTCTTGGCCTTGCTGGCCGTGATGGCCAGGACGTCGGCGAAGTGGTTAAAGTTCTGCTCCGTCGTGTCCAGGCCCAGGGATGCAAGGCCGGCCGTCAGGTAGCGGGAGGAATCCGCCAGACTGAGAGCACCGGCACCGGCCAGGTTAAGCACCGTAGGCAAGGCCGTGGTCGCCTGATCCACTCCATACCCCGCCATAGCCAGATTATTCAGCGCCTGGGCCGCCTCAGTCGCTGAAAAGGAGGTGGTCGCCCCGCACTGCCTGGCGGCCGCCTCCAAAGCGTTGAACTGTGCTATGCCTTCTTCTGAAGACGTATCCAGGAGCATGGTAGCCGCCACCTGGGACATGGACGACTCAAACTCCTTTCCCACGTTGACGCTTGCGGCGCCTATCCCGGCGACCGCAGCGCCGGCCGCCAACATGCTCGTGGATGCGGCCTTGGCAATGCTGGAGATACCGCTCTGCACGGTGCTCAGCATAGAGGTGAAGGAACCGTCGATCTTGCCGGCGATCTTGATCGCTAGCTGCTGTTCCTTACTTGCCATAAGCGTCCGTCACCTCCTTGGCAATTTCAAACAGCTCATTTATGGCTAAGTCATAAAGAGCGTCGAGCCCCGTCTTCAGGAGGATGGACATCCGCACGCATATGCGGCGTATGGATGCGCCGTCACCCGGGCTTAGTCCGCTCCGAAGAAAAAAAGCGTGACCCTGTTCTTGACCTTAACGGCCTCCCTGGGCGGCAGCCCCTCGAAAAACTCGACGGGGAGCTTCGCGCCCATGGCCGCAAACATCAGGGCGTACTCCATGGACATCTCAGGAAGCGCCGACACGGCGCCAGACCGGTCAAGCTTGCGCTGCACCGTGATCATGTCCCTGGCGGACAGGTCCTCGATGCCGGACAGGTCCACGCCCTCATAAGTCTCATCCTCGAAGACATAGGGCTTTGCAAACTTGATATAGTTATCATTCTCATCCTGCACGGCTGCAGGGGCGGTGACTGCAGGAGTCTTTGCCGCCTCGACAGCTCCGGCATCGTCCAGGTGCTCCGTGATCTTAGATACTGCCATCTGCCATTCCTCGCTTTCCTGTGCCAGACCTTTATCAGATCTGCTTCTTGACCTTCTTCAGAAGGTCCTTGTCGTTGACCTTATAAACAAAGTTCAGCTTGTCGATCTCGAAAACTTTCTTTCCGGAGATCTCAAGCAGATAGTAGAAGATCTCGACCTTCATCGACGGGGCGGACCCTGCACCGGCCTTTACGGATCCGGACGCGAAGCCCTTGTTCTTCCCCTTGACGACGATCCTGGTCGGCAGGAAGTCCGTCTCCCCGGTGGCCTTCTCGATAGCCTGGCGGCTGATCCTGAGCGTCAGGGATACCGTGGCCGTCATGGATGCGATCTTGTACATCTGCTGATCGTACTCCCGGAACGGGATCTCGATCTCGTTGGCGCCGAAACGGCCCACGATAGGCTCGTCAATCTCGCCCAGGATGCCGGCCCCGTTCAGGGCCTCGGTCAATGCCTCCCAATCGGGAAGCGCGACCTCTTCGGAGACGCCCAGGAACTGAGTCGCCTTGTCCCCGAAGTAGACATTGTAAGAGTTGACCTTAGTCGGCCGTGCATTGTTTGCCATCCTTATTCACCTCCTAGCGCTGCCTGAAGCAGGGACGGGTCGAACTCGAGGACATTCACGATGTCCTCAGCCGGGGTATACGGAGCAAGCATCTGGTGGAACTTAATCTTCCCATCGAGGACGTCGAGGATGGTGTTCTCCTCCTCCCTGTATTCGATCACAGCTCCGGCACACTTGCCCTGCGCCACCAGGGAGTTGCCCTTCATGTTCTCATCGTCCACGATGGCCTCGATCAGACGATAGTTAGCCGGGGAGTCCACGCGCTGGTGATAGGTCAGGATAAAGCTGTTGCCCCACCAGGAGAAGAAGCGCCGGCAGCAGAACCACATGTCCTTCGGGTCCGTAGTGGACGGATAGGCAGCAGTCCGGTTCCCCCAAAGGAACCACCCGTTGTAATTGTTGAACGTGGACACGCCGAAAGAGTTGATGACGTTGGCCCGCTGCTCATCCAGCACGACCTCGGTGCCATCCTCCAGGCAGATGCCGGAGATGGAGAGAGGAACGTTAGACGGGGACAGGTTCGGGATGTCGTCATTATCGGCGTCCTGGTACGCGGTATAAGCCGCCTTGATGGCGGAACCGTGATAAACCTTGTCGCCAATCTTCGCACAGGGCCAGACTACATCCATGTGCGGGGAGATCATGGCGGACGCTTCCTTCACATCGCCCACGTCCGTATACTTGATGGCTCCCTCGGCAGAGGAGTCCAGGTCGACGATGCACTCACAAGAGAAAACGCCGTTGATGCCTTCGCACTTGGCGGCGAGGGCCGCTGCGATGTTGGGGTCAGAAGACCAGCCAGGGCAAACCAACAGGCCCGGAGTCAGATTGAGCTTCGGGAAAACCTGGCGGATGACTTCCAGGCCCTTCTCGGTGCCGGTGGAGGCATTGTAGCCGCCGATGATGTCCGCCTTGGTGACGGCATCCGGGTCGATCGCCTTGCCACTCACGGACAGCGTCACGGCGTTGCCGTTGGCCATGCCGCCCAGGACTGCCAGGATGGTGATGACCGCATAGCCCTTGTCGTCGAAGGTCACGGCATAGTCGACGTCCTTCTCCAGAGCGGTGGCGTTGTACTTGACGACCAGCTCATCCGCCAGGATGCCCAGGTCGGTAGTCACGATCTGGCCGTTGGACGTGGTGTAGTTCTTAGCGGCCAGCGTCTTTACGTGGACCGTCGGGTCCAGGACATTGATGGCCACCAGCGGGAAAACGTTGGTGACACGGAAGCTCGCATCGATGCTCTCGCAGATGTTATAGCTCTCGAAGTCGTCGCTATAGCCGAGAAGCTCGGAAGCCTCGGCGAAGCTGTTGATCAGCAAGGGCGTATTCGTGCAAGCATACGGATCCGCCGCCAGATTGACGGGGGCGGTGCCGACGACCACCTGCAGACCGGCGGTCCCATAAATAGGCACTGTCAAGCTGGTAGGCTGTTCCAGTACCCTCACGCCATGGTGAAATGCCATTTTGCGTACCTCCTTTTACCTTGTGACTGCGGTGCCCTGCACCATGTCATAGAGCATCCGATACCGGCCATCCGGCAGGGTGATCGCCTTGGCTACCTGAGCGCACTGCTCAAACGGGACGATCAGGCCGCGGATGGCAGGGATCTCCTTGATCTTGGCCTCCAGGATGCCCGGGATCATACCATCTGAAAATATGGTCCCGTGCTGGATGACTCTATCCAGGGACGGCCCCATATAGATGGTCGCCTTGATCACCTCTTCCTGGTGGGCTTCGGCCTGCTGCACCTCGCCGGCTCCGGTGCTCTCGTCCGGAACGCCGCCGAGGCTTTCGCCGTCTTCTACCAGCACCGTGCTGATAGGCGGCGCTACTGTCACATTATCCATCATGTATATCTGTCCTCCCTTCTGATCGGGACAAGCTCAAACTGTAAGGCCATGCCCCCGAAAAAATAGGGGTATGACTCTTCGTCCTGCAGCGCCCACTGTATAGGCATGACACATTCATAAGCGTGCGCCAGGACCGGGTTTTTTGAAAAGCGGTGATGGATCACCTGTATCATGTGCATGATGTCCTTATAGCCCTGGTTGTCATAACTCTTGTCGTGGACACCCATCAGCAAGGTCACGTACACTTTTTCCGCACCGTCCGGCTCCTCTATCGTCCCCTGGCCCAGGCGGACGATGATATACGGGAACGGGTCCTCCTGGCTCTCGGCGGCATAATAGGTGCCTTCCTCGAGCTGTTCATCCGTCAGGCCCTCCGGCAGGTCCTTGACGCCCTGGACGGGGAGGAACTGCTTGAAGACGTGGAGAGACGTCGGGTTCCCATCCACATCGAAGTAATGGGAGTCTGAAAAAAGGATCTCCAGCTCCTTGGCCAGGTCATCCTGTAAGTAGGTGGCTATCATGCGTCAACCTCCTAGGATCTTGTCCACGGCTGCGTTGACCTCGGTCTGCAGCTTGGCCATGATCATCGGCTCCGTGGGGCCATACACCTGGCCCTGGTTGCCCACCATGGACGGGACGGAAAGGGAATAGAGCTTCTCTATCGGCAGCCGGGACGATCCTTTCCGGACGAAAGGCCCATAATACCCGCCGACCTGGTTCTGGAAACCCTTGGAGCCGAAGCCCTTGGAACCGTTGCCCGTGTTGATCAGCGCCGTCAGGGGTTTCTTGGCCGCCGTCGCCGTCCGGTTGATAGAATTCCTCAGTGCCCGGGGAGCCTCTTCCCGCATCCACTTGAGGCGCCGGTCCAGCGCGTTGACGTCGGCCTGGTCCAGTTCGATCGCTATCTGCATGTCAGCTCTTGTTAGCCTCCAGGTGGATGGAGTAGACGCCGTCCTCGTTGGTGGAGTCGGTCACCTTGTACGTGCTGCCATCCAGGCGCACGATGGAACCGACGGGAGGCAATGCGCCGTAGTCCCTGGCCTTCACGTAGATGAGGGTGGTCCTCACGTTCACGCCGTCCATGTGGGACTTAGCTTTCTTCTCCCTGTCTATCAGCTCGATGTTATCCACCAGCGTCGGGATCTGCTTCCCGTTCACCGTGTGGACAGCGGCGAATTCATCCACATTCAGAAACACGGTCCCCACATCATCACGGATCTGCTCTTTGAATGTCATCCGTCTGCCTTCTTTCCCGGGCGCTTCCTCGGCGCGGGGGCGGCCCCCCGGGCCTGCGGCGATGGGACCTTCCCCACCAGGTCAGCACCCGGGCCGTGGCTAGGCTGTGCCTTGCCTTCCCGCCCCGGCTCTGCCGCCCTGGGCTTTGCCTTGGCAGGCTTTGCCGGCGGCACAGGCTCCCCGTCCTCTAGAGCGGGGACGATGCTCCCGGCCTCTATCCAGGCATCCAGGAGAGCTTTGGGCGCGCCATCCGGCACGGGGTAGCCCATGCGGTATAGGCCGCTCTGGTAGCAGACGGACCTGGTAAAGATGTATCCCGCCATGTCCGTCACCCCATCAGCTTCACAAGCACAGTGGTATCATCAGCGCCTGCCGCCGCCACAGCGTACCCGGCCAGGACACCGTCATCACCCTGAGTGGCACTGATAGCGCCATCCACGAGATACACGTCCGCGCCCAGGGTGATAGCTGCGTCATCCTTCGGCATCTCAAAGACGCCGGTCATGTGGACAGCGCCAGTCGCTCCATCCTCGATGTCTGCAGCAGCCACGCCGACATGGCCGCCGACGGCTACGAGCTCCAGAGCCTCGATCTTCGCCCCGGTCCCATTGACAAAGTCGATGGCTTCGCCACGGTACTGGTAAGTTGCCTTACTCATAACCACACCTCCTTTCTGTCAGCAGAGCTTACGCAAGGATTGCCCCGCCGTTTTTCACGATGCCCCGGAAATCACGGACGGACACGCCCCAGTCGAGATACACATCCCAGACAAAGCCCAGGGTCCCCGGCGTCTCCATCCTGCGGATAGTGGGGGTCTCCTGGCCATTGAGGTAGTCGACCTGGATGCTCTTCGCGCTGGACGGGTCGGCCACCAGGAACCACGGGCACTTGCCGGCACCAGCGAGGGCGTTAAGGACCGGACTCTCGACAATCTCCAGCGGATAGTTGAAGAGCGGGTTATAGTCGTTGTTGGAGCTGCCGGTCACCTGGGCGCTGTGGAAGATCACGTTCAGATCGAAGCCGTAGCCGATCGGGACGACGATGGTCTTCGGCGTCACATAGATAGCGTCGTCGAACTGGTCCGTCTGCTTCTGAAGCAGCATGATCATCGCCTGGATGGCCGCCTGCGTCGGGGCAGAATCGACAGCCGCCACGTTCTTATGGCTGCTGTGGAACAGGACCACGCCGTCATAGATGACGGAATTGTTGTAAATGGTCCCGAAGACCTGCTTGTCTATGGTCTTCTTGGCAGCAGCTGCGTACATCCCCGGAACCTGCGTGAGGAACCCGATGTCGTCATTGATAAAGGCCTGCCTCGTCATGGAGAACTGCTTCCCGTAGGTGTCCAGCTTCCTGGTCGGCAGCATGGCCGTGCTGGGCTTGTCGGCGTGGATCTCGCCGCCCTCCGGCACCTTCTCGAAGTCGCCCACGCCGCCGATGACATACTCATGGTCGGGAGACTCCTTGAAGTCCTGCAGCGTGCCCTTGGTCGTGAAACGCTCGAACGTGGTCGGGACCTTGTTATAGGCGTCCACGATGCCCTTCCGGATCGTCTGGTCCATGATGGCCGGAAAACTCGAGGACGGGTTATAGAACTGCCTGCAGAGTGCGCCATAGAGATCGTCGGCGCTGGCCCTGGTCAGCTTGCCGGTGCCGACGGTCACGCCCTCGCGCTCCAGGCACTCGATGGCCAGGTCCCGGAGACTGATCCCTCTGAAATCGTTGGCACCGTCTGCCGGAGCGGCCGGCGTGATGCCGGAGCGCATCAGGAGACCGTCAACAGCAGCAGCCCGGAACTTGTCCTCCTCGGCCGCCTCGACCTGGACGGGCGTCCTGAGCGGCGCCCGGTTGGCGCGGATATGCTCGATCAGGGCGGCCCTGACAGCCTCGACGGAGCTCCCGTCATCGATGTAAGACCGGCAGTCCATGTTGAACTCCCTGCACATGTCCGTGATCTCGCGGACCCTTGCCCGCTCTGCCTCCACTGCCGCCCTGGCGGACGGCTCGCCTGCCTGCGGTGCGGCCGCAGGAGCTGCGGACGGCACAGGCGGGGCCGCCTGCCTTGCGTCCAGTGCCTCGAGCGCCCGCTGTAGGCTGTCGAACTCCGACAGCTCCTCGGCGGTCATCGCCCTGCCCTCGCTCCTTGCCAGTTCAAGCAAGGCACGCTGGCGGGCTAGGATTTCCTCTCTGCCCATGGCTATACCTCCTTATGGTTCAGATTGTTGTTATATGTGTAAAGCCTCTGGTAGGTCTCGAGCATGTCGCTGCCCTGGCTCTCCAGAGACCGGCCAACCCCCACGGTCGCATCTGCCGGGACGGACGCGATGGACACCTCGAAGGGCGTCCACCGCTTAGCGATGGAGCAGGGGCCGGTAAACCGGCCATCCTCTGACACGGCGCCCGGCGCCACGTCCTCCCACACGTCCACGGCATACCCGACGGACACGCCCTTGAGCGTCCCGCCCTTGACCTTCTGATAGATGACCTCGGCATCTGCGTCAGTGTCAAAGGTGACCTGCGCATAGCCCCGGTTATCCTCCACCCAGGCCTTGTCTATCTTCCCCAGGACTTCGTCCCGGTCATGGTTGAAAAGCAAGACGCCGATACTGTTCAGGCGCTCCAGGTCCACGCATCCATCCGCATGGCTCAGGATCTCAGGCCCGAACCAGCGCACATATGGATCTTCTGAAGAAAACGACAGCGTAAAGGTACGCCCGCCGGCCTCGCTTTCCTCCTCGCGGATAAAACAGCCAGGAAAAGACCTGGTCGCATTACTGCTCCTGTCCGGCCCCGCTGCCTTCGTCTGGCTTGGTGCCGCCTTCGCTGCTTGTGCTTTCTCCGTCTCCTCCGGAGGAGGCGCCGCCGTCCGGCTCATCGGCGTCTGATCCGCCGGAGCTGCCGCCCGGGCCCTCCTCCTCTGCCTCGCTCTGTAGCTTGCCATCGAAAATAACACCTCCTAAGTCGACGCCCTGGGCCTGCCCGTACCTGAGCACCTCCACGATGTCGTCTATCTGCGTGCGCCAGTCAGTGCCGTTCTCGGCGGATACCTGCTTGAAGGTCTTCACGCCGGTATTGAGCGCCGTCTTCGTGGCGGTCGCTTCCTTCTGCGGATCGATCCACTTTTTCGGCTGGATGATCCACTCATGCTCCAGATACTGGTCCTTCGCCGCCCAGAAGTCCGGGATGTTTATCGCCCCGGAAAGGACGCAGGAAATGACGAAGGTCTCATAGATCTCATCCAGGACAGCGATGAGCCCCTCCTGCTCTTCGACGAAGGTCAGCTCATCCTCGATAGCCCCCTGCCGGGCAGAAGAGTAGTTTGTCTCTGACATGTCCCTGGACATGGCCTCATAGGACAGGCCCTGGCCGGCGCCGATGAGGCGCTGCATGAGCTTGACTACCTGGGCGGCATCGACGCCCTGGCCGGTCGGGTTCACAACCGTGACGTCATCGCCTGCGTTGAGCTCCCGGATCATGCCGGGGGTCAAGCTCTTGCCTTCATAGTCCATCCGCCGCTCCGTGGAGGTGGCAGGCCTGCCGACCCCGGAAACGGGGAGCTGCTTCTTGATGAAGACCGCCAAACACGCCTCGATACGCTGCTTGACGGATACGGCCGTTATGAACTCATTGCAGTCCCTGATCCTTGTCAGGGTCTGGGCCATGTCCGACATCTCCCGCACCTGGGAGGGGCGCTTCTTCGTGAAATAGAAAATGACGTCCTTGGCGTCGATATACTGCGGATCCGCCGGCGTCATCCCGTCCAGCTGGTATGTCCTGATCCAGTAGCCCATGGGCCGGTTGTATTCGCTGTACTCGATGCCGTTGAGGATTTTATTCCCCTTCCCCCTCGGAGTGACGGCCATGCTGTCCAGCTCGTCCACCTCGATCATCTGAAGGCTAAAGGGCACGATGCCATCCCTGGTGTAACGCTTGACGAAGAGGACGCCCCCGTCCACCTTTTTCCTGACCACGGCCATCCTCATGATCGCGTTCAGGGACTGCTGGCCCGTGACGTCACAGTTCCGGGCCTTGCACCATCGCCGCCATAGATCCTCTAGGGCCTTATTCACGGCTGCGGTGCCGGTCTTCGCCTGCAGCTGGAACCCCCGGCCGATGACGTTCCTCTTGTAAGCGCCGAGGATGGAGTGCATGACGTCGGAGTTCCGCTCCAGGTCCCGGGCCCTTGCCCTGACCACGTCCCGGCTATAGCTGTCCGTATTCTCGGCGCTGTCGTTCTGCGGAACCCATGCCGCATTCAGGCGGCCATAGCTCCCGGCATCATAGTGCCGTATCTCGTTATAGACATTTCTCCAGGCGGCACGCTTCGCCGCCGCTGCGGGCGATACCAGCGCCACCAGGCTGTCGATCACGCTCATGCCATCACCTTCCTGTCCCGGTAAAGACCGCTACATAGGTGTCGTCCATGAACGGCGACGCATTGGCCGCCGCCACATCGGCCGCCAGCTCCTTTTCCATCGCCCTGAGGAGCGACAGGTCGGCCCTGGTAAGGCTGCGGGAGCCGATCTTATAGGACTGGCCGCCATACAGCACGGCCTGGATGGCCTCGCGTACCTGGACTAGCCGCTCTTCAGGCGTCTGTGGTGCATCTGCCATAACGGCCTCCTCTCTTAGATCCAGTTGTCATGTGTTCCTATCCAGTTTTCCTCCGGAGTGCTCGGTTCCCGCCTCGGTGGCGGCTCCGGCGGGCGCTCTGCCTCGAGGTGCAGATATCTCACGCCCCGAATGTCTGCCGCCGCCATAGCGTAGACCTCGCAGTCCAGATAGTGGTTGTCGATATGGGAGCGTCTCGTCTTCCAGCGCTGGACGATGCGGCCTCCGGTCTTGACGTTCACCTTGTGCTCTGCCGTCACCTGGTTGGCATACTCCTCATCGCATCCCTGATAGACCATCCACGCCCCCGTACTGCCGGGAGACTTCTTCACACGGGCAGCGATCATGTCCTTGTACTTCTCGCCGTCCACGATGACCAGCGGCAGGCCATAGGCCCGGCTGTCCACCTTGTCTATCTTCGAGATCTTGAAGTGGCTCGCCATCGGATTCGAGGCGCCTTTAGCAGCCATGGCCCAGTCCTGGTTATCCACGCAGAAGGCATAGGTGCTATCTGCCTGATATCCAGAGTCGACCAGGCACAGGGCCACCAGATACTGGTCTCCCCTCGCATTCTGAAAAGGCGTATTCATGACCAGGGCGACGTCGTCCCAGGAGAGCGCCTGCCCATGGGCGATATTCTGGCTTGTCATGTAGTCGCCCCATGCCCTGACAGACCAGTACAAGCTAGTTTCCTGGACGTCTACGCCGGCGGTGATGAGCTTCGCCCAGTCCGGGACGACCATGGCAGGCGTGCCGGTCTGCTGGGCAAGCACGCTATCGGCGCTCACGTTCAGGTGTTCATCCTCCCACGGCTCGGCAAGCCAGGAGTTGACGAAGTTCTGCAGGGCCTCCGGGTCATCCTTCGCCCTCATGAAGGCCAGGGCGATGTCTGAGAAGCGGACGAAAGGGGAGTAGAGCGTATTGAGCCAGTAGCCGACCGTCTTGTGGACGGAGGCAGACTCCCGCACGATGCGCCACTCGCCCGCCTGGAGCATCCCGTCCTTGTAGGCGTCGGTGATGACGCACCCGCACTCCTGGCAGATATAGGCGGCCTGATCCGCTCTTTCTGAGATGGTCAGGTCGTCGGCTTTCTCAGGCCAGTGGATTTGCTTAAACTTCAGCTCGATGTATTCCCCGCAGTGCGGACACGGGACGAAAAAATGTTTCTCTGCGTCCGCATCCTCCAGGGCCCGCCAGATGTGGCCGGTCTTGATAGTCGGCGTGGACGTCATGTAGATCTTCGCCGTGGCGAAGGTTTTCGTCCTCTCCCTTGCCAGGGAGATGGGGTCGCTCTCCTTCTTGGATGCCCCCGGGAACTTATCCACTTCGTCCAGGAACAGATACTTCACGGCCTTGGATGCCAGGTCTGCCGGGCTGTTGCTGCCCACCAGGTTTAGATACATCCCGTCGAACTGCATCTCCAGGAGCTCCGACTCTGTCTCATGGTAGAGCCGCTTCAGGGCCGGGCTGCTGTTTATCATCGGCTGGAGCCGGTTCTTTGACACGCTCCGGGCCAGGTCGTCAGTAGGATATACCAGCATCATGGGGGCCGGATCCTGGGCGATGCCATAACCGAGCATGTTCAGGAGGGCCTCGGTGCCGCCGCACTGCGTCGGCTTGCAAAAGACGACCTCCCTGGTCTCGTAGTTGCTCAGCTCATCCATGATGTCCTTCAGGTACGGCGTCTTCCGGTTCTTCCAGGGGCCGGGCATGGCCGACGACTTGGAGTCAAGGAGCCGGTAGCGCTCCGCCCACTCTGAAACAGGTATATCCTCCGGTGGCCGCAGCGTCCGGAGCGACTCGGCGATGTAGCCGGGGACCTCGTACTTTTTCCGCCAGCGGCGCTTAGCTTCCGGCATCCTTAGCCCCCTTTTTGGCTTTTGGCTTGGCCGCCTTGGCTTCTTCTGCCGCCTTGGCTTCCTTGGCGTTCTTCGAGGCGGCCGCTTTGGCCTCCTTCTGCGTCACGCCGGCAACCACGAAAGAATCGAGGAGGGCCGCTATCTCTGCGGACAGCTCCTTTTCCATCCTCCTGGCCTCCAGCGGGTCCAGCTGGCCGGAGATCATCCCGACCGTCCTGGACGGGATGGACATGGAAAACTTTTTCAGGGAGACGAAGAACCGGGCATAGTCGAGCTTGACCTCTTCGATGGAGATGTATTCCCCGGCAGCGATGGCCGTCTTCAGGCGGTGGAGCTCGCCCTGGCTTTCTTTCAGGGCGATGTCTGCCTCGAGCTTCTGCGTCTTCAGTTCTGCCTCCCTGTCGGTGGGGCCTCGTTTGTGGAAAGCCCTCTGGGACAGATAAGCCACATACTTCTGGACAGTCGGCACCAGGTCGTAGCACCTAGCCCGGCCCGGGCCGCCCTTCGGCGCCGCTATCGTCGGCAGGATGCCTTCCTGTGTCAGCTCATGGCAGCGGCGGACACTGAGGCCGAACAGCTTCGCTATGACTTCCACACGGCAGTAACGGGCAGCCGGCAGGCCGGTCTCCTCATCCAGTTCCACCGGCGTGAGCTCTGGTTTCGTTTCTGCTGTCTTTGCCATCGTTTATTCAAACCTCTTGTACAAATTAGAAATGCGAATATACTAAATTTTTTGACAATATGCCCAAAAATATTGGACCGTCCCCGC